CGAGGGTGTCATGAGCAGCCTCGTCCCCGACCCCGCCCTCAACGACTGGGTCCCGATGTGGCAGCTAGCCCCGGCGAGGCTCGCCTACGGGCTTCCCGCTGGTCTTCCCGCTTCGCCTGTGGACGGCCAGGAGTACGTCATGGTGGACTCGACCACGAACCCCAACTATCAGTGGCACCTCAGATACAACGCTTCCTCGACCTCGACGTACAAGTGGGAGTTCGTCGGCGGCGCGGAGTTCTCTGGATACTCCGCCGCCAACGTCAATCTCGGCAGCACCGTCAATACCTTCGCGAACATCGTTGGCGGTTCAACGATCGCCATTCCGAGAAGCGGCGAGTACATCCTCAGATCCAAGTGCGTAGCGGTCAACGCAGCCGCCGCGACCTTCTACACCGTCCTCTGGTTCGGGAGCCTCAGTTCGACTGTCGGTGACCAGTCGCAGGCGGGGGTCAGTGCCGCTGGCGGCTGGAGCACTGAACTGATCACTGGCCCGTACAAGGGAATTCTGGCTGGCGGGAATGGTCTTGGTGTCGCCGGACAGTGCAACGCGGTCAACGGCAGCTTCCAGCAGATCACCTGGTCGATGATCCCGGTGCGGGTGTCATGAAAGGAAGCCGATGAGCTACAGCACGATCTCGCAGTGCGTCAACGACAAGGCGTTCGCGGATCGCGTTACCGCCTGTTTCAACCAGGAGCAACTCACGCGACCCGATGAGCAAGCACCGCCGCTGGGTGCGATGACCTGGGCGGTTGCCTGTGCGTCCGACGTGGAGCAGGCGTACGCCTACGCGCTGAGCGTGGACAACCCGAACCCCGGTGGCGACGAGACGGTGATCACCGACGCGATGATCCTCTCCCATGTGCAGGCGAACTGGCCGACGCAACCGGAGTCCCCTTCGGAGCCGCCGCCGGTGATGACGACGCTGCCCGCGCCAACCCCGGAACCGAAGGTGGAGTGATGCCACGCAAGAAGCCGACAACGAAGACAGGCAAGAACGCGAAGGTGAAGATGGTGATGGACGAGTGGAAGGCGGGCACGTTGCATTCCGGCTCGAAGAAGGGACCGATCGTGCGCAACCAGAAGCAGGCGGTCGCAATCGCGCTCAACCAGTCCGGGCAGTCACGCACCAAGAAGTCGAGGAGGAAACGCTGATGCCCGTCGATTTCAGCAACAAGACGTTCCGCGTTCACGAATACGTTGATGGCGAGTTGGGCGCGTCTGTCGGCGGGGCGGACGACGCCGCGCAGGCGGTCGCCATTGCGAGCGCCATCTTCACCGTCGCCGCTGCCCAGGGCCGCGTGTTCGTCGTCGTGGACGTGACGGGCGCGACGGTCGCGTTCATCGGTCGCAACCCGCAGATGACGGTCGGGTTCACGATCGTGCCCAATCCTGCCGCCGTGGACGAGGTGGTCACCGTGGATGCTTCCACCACCTTCGGGGGTAACCCGGTCACCTACACCTGGGACTTCGGAGACACAAGCCCACCGATCGACGGGAAGACGATGACCCACAGTTACACCGAGGCTGGCACCTACACGATCACCTTGACCGTCACCGACGCCGCGGGCGGGGTCGGTGAGAGCAGCCAGGACGTAACGGTGAGCTGATGATGGACACGCACCTGATCCCCATTCAGACCGTGGTCAAGTTCGCGGTGGATCGGGTGCCGGCGCTCCCTGAGGAGCCTGAGCGGATCGCACTCGCCTTCGAAGACCGCGAAGGGAAAAGGTGCGCGCTCGAGATCACCGACGCCATGTCGTACTCGCTGATCCGCACGATGACCGACACGCTGTTCAGAGCCGAGGAGTAAGACCGCGCCCGCTGCGGGGTTGGTTCGCCGTGGCCCTGAAGGCAAGTCAGCTTCTCACCCACACGCCCAGCGGACGCGGTCTAGAAGGAAGTCAGTTCAGGCGGACGGCGGTCTTACGGTGACGACCGCAACCGGCTCGCCGTTGACGAAGATCGTCAGCCGGCCACGCTCAGGGTCCCGTACGACCTCGATCCACTCGTACTCGCTCACCCAACTGCGAACGGCCGCGTTCACCCAGCCTTCCCAGTCGATTCCTGAAATCGGCGCGACAGACATAGCCATCACTGAAAAGGGTACTGCCCTGCGGCGATTCCTGTAAACGACCAGGAGGTAGCGGTTGAGGCTGGCAGCCCTCACGCTCGCGAGCCTGTCGCTCGCGACCCACACGCTTGACCCGCACCACCACGGCAGCCACTGGCGGGTTGTCGGGCACGGACAGATCAGGTTCGACGGGCTCGGCCCGGAGAGATGGGCGCAGAGAGCGCGGCGAGCTGAAGCCAAGGTTGCTTCGCTTCGTTCACGACTTAGCAAAGAGAGACGCATCATCCTGTCGTCGCCCACCGTTACGGAGGCGATCGACCTCGCCGCTGCCACCTACGGCTATGGAGGGACACTGTGGAGGAAAGCCAGATGCGAGTCCGGCCTGAACGCTTGGGCGCACAACTCGAGTGGCGCGTCGGGCCTCTTCCAGTTCCTCACCTCGACTTGGCGTACCACGCCCTATTCGAACTTCAGCGTGTTCGATCCTTTCGCGAACGCACTTGCAGCAGGCTGGATGCACTCGCATGGCCGGGGCGGTGAGTGGTCCTGCCGCTAGGGGCGGCGGACGAGTGTGTTCTTCCCCGGCCGGAAGCTCTCGCCCTTCACGGGGTTCGCCGTCCTCTTCTGCGTCTTGCTCCGCTGATGCTCATCGCAGTACCAACCTCGCGTGGCGACGTTGTTGCAGCCCTCCGGGTGCTGGCAGTAGCGCATGAAGGGAGTCTATGCCGACGAAGACGAAGGCTCCTGAACATGACCCAGTCGTTCTGGAGGCGTTCAAGAAGGAGTACGCCCGCCGGCTGAACGAACGAGCGCTGGCGATGCAGCATCCGGCGGGGCTCCTCGAGCACGTCGAATGCACCGACTTCCGCACGGGCGAGCGCTTCTCGTTCGAACTGATGGACGAGAACAGCGGCTGGTTCTGGCAGCGGAAGACGATGGACGGCTGGATCGCGAACCCGCTCAACCTTGTCCTGAAGGCACGGCAGTTGGGCATCACCTGGCTGGCGGTCGGCTACGCGCTCTGGAAGCTGTTGACGAAACCCGGCACCCGTGTGCTGGTCGTGTCGATCAACGAGGACGAGGCGATCAAGGTCGTCAACCGCATGTTCGACATGTTCAACTCGCTGCCGGAACATCTGCGCTTCGAAGCGGAGATCACCAAGCCTTCGCGCGGCGCGCGGCCTTCGACGCTGATCGAGTTCACGCACAAGGACGGTCGCATCTCCTCCTGTGTCGGACTCCCGTCGACACGCCGCGCAGGGCATGGTGAAGTCGGGACGCTGGTGCTGCTCGACGAGTACGCCCGTCATGAGTACGCGCAGGATTCGTGGAAGGCGATGTTCGCCGTCGCGGACAACGGCGGACAGATCATCGTCATCTCCACCGCCAACGGCGTGTCGAACGAGCAGACGGGCGAAGGCAACTTCTTCCACCACCTGTATGTGAACGGCGAGAACTACGGCATCGACGTGCAGTTCCTGCCGTGGTCGCTGCACCCTGACCGCGACGAGAACTGGTACACGAACGTCGCCAGGGCGCTTCCTCCGAGTGACCGCGCAGAGCAGTACCCGCGCACACCGGAGGATGCGTTCATCAACACGGGCGAATGCTGGTTCGACCTGGAAGCCCTGGCTTGGTACTCAGAGAACGCGGCGCTCGAGCCGAAACGCCGGTTCACCTTCAGCGTCAAACTCGACGGTAACAGCGCGAAACTCCGCGACGGTGATCGTGGCTGGGTCCGCGTCTTCGTCCCACCACATGAGAGTCACGACTACGCCATCGGGGCCGACGTGGCAACTGGCCGTGGCATGGACTACAGCGCCGCATACGTCATCGACCTTCAGACAATGGAGCTTGCCGCCGAGTTCCACGCGAAGATCGATCCCGACGAGTTTGCAGAGCAGCTCCATTTCCTCGGACGCTATTACAACAACGCGAGGATCGCGGTCGAGATGGGCGGCGGCTACGGCGAGCCTGTCGTCATCTCCCTAAGGGACGGTCGCAAGGGCCGGCCGCACTACCCGAAGCTGTACCGCCACACGATGCAGGACAGGCCGGACGGCCAGATGATGGCGAACTACGGCTTCCCGATGAACAGCAAGACCAGGCCGTTGGTGATCAACCAGATCGAGCAGGCGATCCGCGAGCGCACGATCCCCGGCCTCCCCCGGCAACTGATCATGGAGTGCCGCCTGTTCGTTCGTCAGAAGACGCTGCCTTCCCCGCGGGCCCAGGAGGGCGCGAACGACGACCGCGTGATGGCGCTGGGGATCACGCTCGAGATGTACCGCCTGTACGGCACCCATCAGAAGCGGGTGCGCAGAACGACGCGCAAGGCGAAGCCCCACATCTACCCGTGGCAGAAGAAAAGGAGAGCAGCATGAGCAGCATGGCCGACTTCGCCGGCGCACTCAGTGGCGGCGGCGGACCTCCGCAGGCACCTCCCGACGACACGCAGGGCGGCGGCGAGCAGTTCAGCAACTCGCTGGACGCGCTCCAGGCAGCCGAGGATGCGCTCCACGCCTTCATCCAGTTGGATCCGGACAACGCCGACAAGGCCGTCGCCGCGCAGTGCCTCCAGAACATCTTGAAGTTGAAGGCGGCGAACGAGCAGTCGGCGCAGAGCGGCGACATGAAGTCGTTGCAGCGCGCCCTTACCGGCGGCGGTGGAGGAGCGGGTGGCTACTGACAAGTCCGCCTACGACCAGATCAAGGTCGACGGCGACTTGGAGCTGGTGACGAAGGCGGTGCGCCAGTGCGAGGAGCGCTACCACGACGCCTTCGTGGAGCGGGTGGAGGCGCGCTACATGGCCTACCGCGGCCTCGCTGACGCACCCTCGACGTCCGACGACGAGGACTGGCACTCCAACGTCACCACCCCCTATGTGCTCCAGACGTGCGAGGGGATGCTCGCGACGATGCTGGAGCCGAGCCCGCGCTTCAACATCCAGCCTCGCCCGCGTCCGGATGAGCCGCTCAACGAGGTGCTGGACAGGGTGAAGTCGATCAACGCCGTCGATGACGTTGTTCGTTACGCCTTCGACCGTGCCAGGTTCCCGCAGCACCAGCGCGACTTCATGCAGCAGGATCTGATCGCCGGCATCTCGGTGCTGAAAGATCTGTGGCAGACCGAGAAGCGCACCGTCACGCAACTGGTGCCGGAAGAGATCACGATCCACGACGCGCTCGGCCAGCAGATCGACAGCATCACCTCGCACACCGAACAGCGGACGGCCGACACGGTGATCTGCGACGACGCCGCCGTCGAGGTCAGAGATGTCCGCGACTTCTTCTGGCCCCCGCAGGCCTCGTCGGTGGAGAAGGCCGAGTACCTGATCGACCGCACCTGGGTCAGCTTCGATGACTTGAAGCGGTTGGAGAAGCGCGGCATCTACAAGGACGTGGACAAGCTGAAGAACGCCGAGGCGAAGGCGGCGTTGCAGAACGTGTCGAAGCGCGAGATGAAGCTGCGCGGCATCGACCGCACCCAGGACATGCATGAGGTGCTGGAGTACTGGACGCCGGAACGGCTGATCACCGTCGGTGACCGCAGCGTCGTGCTGCGCTCGCGCGCGAACCCGAACTGGAACGGCCGGCGTCCCTTCGTCGTCTGCTCGGCGATGCCCGACGCCTTCCAGATCCCCGGCATCTCGGTGGTCGAAGCGCTCGCCCAGCTCCAAGCGATGCTCTGGACGTTGCAGAACCAGCGCATGGACGTGGTCAGGATGCTCGCCAACCTGATCACCGTCATCCGCTCCGACGTGGACGACCCGGATGCTTTCGAATGGGCCCCGAACGCGCAGTGGTTCGTGGAGGACCCCGGCCAGGTCGACACGTTGAAGATCGACCCGACGGTCGCGCAGATCACCTTGCAGTCCGAGTCGCTTTTGAAAGGCGACCTCCAGAACATCATGGGCGGGCTTCCGATGGCCTCCGGTGTGGACTCGCAGACCATCGACCAGCAGACCGCCACAGGTGTTTCGATCATCACCACGATTGCGCAGCGGATCATCCAGTCGCGCAAACAGCACTACCTGTGGGCGTACGCGGAGCTGGGCAAGCACTTCCTGATGCTGTACCAGCAGTACGTCCGGCAGGACCGGGTGGTCAGGATCGTCGGACCTTCCGGTGCCCCGTACTACCGGATGGTGACGCCGCTCGAGATCCAGGGCGACTACGACTTCACCATCGACGTGACCTCCGACTCGCTGCTGCGGCAGGAGCGCCGCGCCGAGTCGCAGTCGCTGTACCAGATCGCCGCGCAAACCCAACAGGTCGCGGCCGTGTCCGGCACCCCGCTCAACCTGCGCGCCTTCATGGAGAAGGTGCTGGACGCCTACGACGTGGCCGACAAGGAGCGCTTCTTCCTGCCCCCGCAGGCTGCCGCCGGGATCATGGGGCAGGCGCAGCCGCAGAACCAGAACGGCCAGCAGAACCAGCCGCCGCAGCAACTGCCGCCCGGTGACGGCGGTGGTTCCGGCATGACGAATGTCGACGCGGCGGCGGGTCCACTTTCACCGAACAACACCAACTCGATGAGCCCGGAGAACGCGATGGCGGCGTCGCTGAGACGGTTCGGTGGGGCGGCGAACGGAGGCGGCGGTGGCGTCCCCAGCTAAACGAATGAGCGCCGAGACGCAGCAGGTTCTGCTGGCACGGCAGGCTGCGCTGACCGCGCTCACCAAGCATCCTTCCTGGGAGGAGTTCGTCGCGGAGACAGACCGGCGGCTGAAGCAGATCGAAAAGATCGTGCTCGCCAACACCTTGGGTGGCGGGCCGAGAGGGACGCTGTTCGACCAGCGTCACGTCGACTATCTGCGCGGCTTCGCGAACGGGATGAAGTGGCTGGTTGCGGTGCCGGCGAACGCCGAGAACAGCCTGGAGCGCGAGTTGCGCAAGCAGGGAATCAAGACAGGAGACGCTGAGTGAACCACGACGAGATCACCTCCCAGATCATGTCGGTCTGGGACGACGAGGCCGGCGATGTGGTGCCGGACGCCGAGGCTGTTGCGGACGGGAAGCCGGATAGCACACCCGTCGACAACGAGGAGCCTGTTTCCGGCGAGTTGGAAGAAACCGAGGCTGACGAGGAGAAGGAGGCCGAGGAGGAGCCCGCCGAGGAACCCGTCGAGGAGGAAGAGGAACCCGCCGAGGAGCCCGAAGGAGAGCCCGAGGAAGAGGAAGTGCCTGAGCCGGTCGGGTTCCAAACCGACGACCCGGAGGTGCAGGCGTTTCTCTCCAAGTATGGCGGCGACCTGGAGAAGGCGCTGAAAGCGGAGGCGCAGCAGCAGCGGGTGATCGGTCGGCAGGGCAGCGAACTGGACGCGCTACGTCGGCAGGTGACCGAGATGACCTCGGAGTTGGAGCGCCTCAATGCGCTCTCGCAGACTCCCTCCTACCTGACCGCTGAGCAGCAGGGCTGGCTCGAGCAGGTGATGGAGCAGGGCGATCCCCGGCAGGCGGTGCGGGCTGCGGTGGATGCGCAGGAGTTCGACCTTGCCCGTGCCGTTTGTGAAGCGTGGTCACAGGAGTCACCTTACGAGGCGGCGCGCATCGCGGCCCAGGTCGACCAGATCGAACAGCGCGTACGCCAGCATGAGGTCGCGAGCGTCGAGCCGCAGCAGCTCGACTACCCGGCGCTCCTGGAGGTTCTCACCAGTCATTACCCGGAGATGCCGCAGTTCTCGCAGCGCATGACAGAACTGGTTGCCACCCTCGGTGACAACCACATGCTGGTGCAGGATTCGCGCTCCAACGACCCGGAGACGGCGGCACGGGGGATCATAGGTCTGTACGAGATCGCCCGCGCCTCCACCGCAACCGTCAAGCAAACCCGTGAGCGTGTGCGCCGGCAGCAGCAGGAGGATGCCGATACCGCCCGCGCAAACGG